ACGATCTCCGAGGTCACGATGGGGAGCGTTACCTCCGGCAGCGTGACTACCGTTTCGGTGTCCGCACCTTCCGGGGTGTACACGGCATACGGGAGCAGTGCCGTGTACACGCCGCTGTTGTCCTCGTCCTGCTCCAGGGCGGTGAGGTTCTTGCCGTATTCAATGACCACGCCGGTCTTCTTCCCACGGTGCGAATGGAACTTTACCGTGAAGTTGTCCCACTCAAACTCGCCGTACCATTTGGAGAGCATGGAGCCTTCCGTGCCGCCAAGGCAGGCGCGGACGCTTTTCGGCTGCGTGACGGAAAATGCCTTTGCGTCTGAATAGTCCGTCCGGCCCGTGAAGCGTGTATCTCCGGCAAGGAGCTGCGAGAGAATGAGCTGAGGAGAGCGACTCTCGGTCGAAAAAGGCAACACCGGCACATTGGCAAGGTCATAGGAGATGTGCTGACCGTAGATGGTGACGATGCCGTTCAATAGCTTTGTGATGCGGTAAATGCGGAACGCCTGGTCGGCGGCGGTGTCATTGGGTTTTGCCTTGATGATGCACTCCTTGGTGATAAGCCCATAGTGCTGACCGCTCACCGGGTATTTGAGCAGGCACTCGAATATGCCGTTTCTTTCCTCGGTGATTTCGCAGGAGACAGTGTCCGTCAGCACACCAAGGCCGAATGAGGAAAAGTCTGTTGTGTTAGGTGGATAAAGAACAGGAATCACGAACGCCACCTCCTTCCGGGCATAAAAATACCACCGGGGATTTCTCCCTGGTGGTTGAGTATAAATGATTTACTTGTAGCTCGACAAACTGGAATTGGTTTTATAGAGGTCTTTGCATATACACCATATCTACAAGGTGTACACCACACTCATATATCGGGTGATCATAATGATCCGTAAAGAAATTTGGCACGGTATGCGAGCGTACAAAGCCACATTTTTCATAAAAGGGTATCGTCAACGGGCTGTCGCCGGTTCCCACTTGCAGTATCGAAAATTGTCTGCGGTATTTTTCAACAAGAAATTCAATCAGCGCTTTGGCATAGCCTTTTCGCTGAAATGGGGGAACTGTAGCGATATTCTTAATTTCAAGTATTCCATTCCCTTCGTCCGTTACGACACACTCGCATTTCACTCCGTCATCATCAAGAACATACATTTTACCTTTATAGAGATAACAGTCAACTATATCTTCCTGCTCATCTGCCAATAGGAGCAAATCAAGATATTGTTTTTTGTTTTCTGTAACTTCTACAATTCTCATCAATCACACCTGCAAATTCCGACTTGTCGTCCTCACTTAAAAACATTATACCATACCTTTTTGAATTTTTCTACCGCCTACAATCGGGAGCGACCTTACAGACAGCACCACCTCGGAATGACCTCGATCCGCTGCACATTTCCTGCACAGGCGATGGTGGTCGTTCCCGGCTTCAGCACCGGAAAACCTTCGCCGGTAACGGTATCATTTTTGAGGGTGGTATCCTTAAAGCAATTCATAAGTTCGCTGTCAATTTCGATGTACTCGTCCAAGTCGGAAATCATCATGCCCCGTCCTTGGGGTTGTATCAGCAGCGCCACCGTACCGCTGCCATAGAGCTTGATGTACGGTCGGCTCTCAAACGCCGTCGGATTGGTAATCGTCAGTTCGGAAGCGTCAGCCGACACCGTTTCCTGTCCCGCGAAACTGTATTTGTAGGGCTTGCAGTTGAAGGTCACGGTAAAGCTGCCGACCTTGTTTAGCTGCTCCTCAATGTCCAGATTGCCGGAGATGACACCGTAGCGGAAATACTCCGCATCGTAGGAGTCGGTGAGTTCATGGTATCTGTCCGGCTCGGAATACAGCCAGCCCTTGATGTCCCGCAGGACAGCGGCAAGTGCGGCTATATTCTTCCGAGCGAGGAACACCGTGTAGCTCACCTTGATGTTGGCAAAGCGGCGGTTGGGATTGATGATGTCACCGCTCCTGCCGGGAATGGAAATGAACTCCGCATCGTATTCCGGTGCGGAGAACACGTCCTTCTTCTCGATATGCAGACCGAACTCAGCGGAACTGCGGCCGTTGTAGGTAAAATAGGTCATGCGAATACCACTCCTTTCCGCTGGGCGAACTGGTTCGCCGTTTCCATGACTTCGGAGGTGAGCTGACGGATATCCTCACTGCTGTAATTGTTGAAGTTCGTAATGTTCAGGGCAATGGTGAAAGCGGATGCCGCCTTTCCGACCACACCGTCCACGGCAGAGCGGATCGAGCCGTTCACGTCAAAGTCGGTGGGCAGAGCCGTCTGCATATCGTGGGCAAGGTCACCCATGACGCCGTTGATGTCCTCGGCCATACCTTCGGCGGCTTTGACCGCTTCATCGCCGTTGTCGTCAATGGAGCCTGCAAGACCCTTGACCAGCATTTCACCGACCCATGCCATTTCCTTCGAGGGCGAATGGATACCGAAGAAATCGCAGATGCCGTCCCAGATGGAGGAGATCCACCCGGACACCTTGTCCCACAGCCAAGAGGCAAGCTGGGTAATGCCGCTCCACAGTCCCTTGACGATGTTGCCGCCAATCTCCACGATTTTATACATCAGAGAGCCGAAGGCTTTCACGATGCCTGCAATGATCTGCGGCACCGCCTTGACGATCTCCACGATGATGGTAGGCAGATTTTCAATCAGGGCAACGAACAACTGCACGCCTGCCATGATGATCTTATCGATGTTTCCAATCAAGGCATTGACAATGCCGGAGATGATTTGCGGAATCGCCTGTACGATAGTCGTGATGATCTGCGGCAGGGCTTGAATGAGAGAAATCAGCAGGTCGATGCCTGCCTGAATAATGAGCGGTATCGCATTCAGCACAGCATTGATAATGCCGTCAATGATTTTCGGAATGGCTTCCACGATTGCCATAATGATATCCGGCAATGCGGCAACAAGCGAGGTCAGAAGCTGAATGCCTGTTTCGATAATCTGCGGGATGGAGTCCAGCAGAAAGGTAATGATGCCGTTAATGATCTCCGGTAGGGCAGCAATCAGCACGGGCAGTGCGTCCAGAAGTCCTTGCGCCAGCCCGGTGATAAGTTGTAAGGCTGCGTCAAGGAGCATCGGCAGGCTGTCCACCAGTCCTTGTACGATGGTGACGATAGCCTGCACCGCTGCCGGAATGAGCGTGGGCAGCGCATCCGCAATGCCGGTCACCAGCGTGGACACCAACTGAACCGCAGCGTCAATAAGCAGGGGCAGATTCTCAATCAGCGTGTTCACGATGGTCATGAGTGCGGACACCGCCGCCGGGATAAGCTGCGGAAGCAAAGAAAGCAGCGTTTCCAGCACCTGCGAGAACAGTTCGGTGACTGCTTCCAGCAGTGTGGGCAGCAGTTCACCCACAGCCGTCAGCAGGGCATCCAGCGCCGTAGGCAGAGCCGCCACGATGTTCTCAATAACCGGGGTGATGTTCGCCACCACGGTCTTGAAGGCGTCAACCATGTTGTTGCACAGCAGTTCCATATCAGCGTCCGCATCGCCGAAGCCCACGATGAGGTTCGACACGGCGGATTTCAGCGCATTGACAGAGCCGGAAATAGTGGCTTCCGCTTCCTTGGCGGTCGTTCCTGCAATGCCCATGCTCTCCTGCATGACATGAATGGCTTCCACCACATCCGCATAAGAGGAGATGTCGTACTTGACGCCGGATATCTTCTCCGCATCGGCGAGCAGCCGCTCCATTTCCTGCTTTGTGCCGCCGTAGCCCAGCTTGAGGTTATCGAGCATCGTATAGTTCTGCTTGGCAAAGCCCTGGTAGGCATTTTGAATGGAGGACATATCCGTGCCCATCTTGTTGGCGTTATCGGACATATCCGTGATTGCCATATCCGCATACTTTGCGGCTTTCTCGGTATCGCCGCCGAGGGACTGGATGAGGCTTGCGGAGAAGCCCGTGACCGTTTCCATGTATTCGTTAGCGGAAAGACCAGCCGTTTTGTATGCGTTGGCGGCGTACCGCTGGATCTCCTGCGAGGAGTCCTTGAACAGAGTGTCAACGCCGCCGACCAGCTGCTCATAGTCAGCATAGGCGGCGATGACCTCTTTGCCGAGCTTTACGGCGGCGGCACCTGCGGCGACGGCCACAGCACCGAGTGCCACACCTACGGTTTTGAGAACCTTGCCGAAGCCTTCAAACTTACTGCCGGATTCCTCCGCAGCCTTGCCGCCCTCCTTGATGGCTTTCTCGTTCTCGTCCAGCTCACGGTTCATATCGTTGAGGGCGGCTTCGGCATTGTTGAGTTGGATCTGCCAGTTCTGGGTGCGGCGGTCGTTCTCTCCAAAGGAGGTGGCGGCATTCTGCAGAGCCTTGCGAAGGGTGTCGATTTTTGTTGTCTGCTCATCGATCTCTTTTCGCAGCACCTTATTCCGTGCGGCGAGAGCCTCCACGGATTTATCGTTTTTATCGAACTGAGAGGTGGCGAGCTTCATTTCGGAGCCGAGCACCTTGAAGGACTGGTTGATGTCCGCCAGCGCTTTTTTGAACTCCTTTTCGCCCTCAAGACCGATCTTCAGTCCGAAACTATCTGCCATTCGCCGTCACCTCCTTAAATGCCGTCCGGAATAATATCGTCAATGTAGTGTTCGTGAGCAGGAATAGCCTGCCCGTTATACTGTTTGTGGCACTCCCACAGATCCAGCAGCAGACCGAAGGGCATCAGCCACACCTCATCCTGTGACAGATGCAGGTGGGCAAGGCCGTAATAAAGAAGCCGGGTAAACAGCTCTGCATCGGAGACTGTTACCCGACTCACACGTTTTTTGAGTCTTTCTCGCTTTCCACATTCCGCTTGGTGCCCTTGTAGAGCGCCTCCGTAATGGCGGTTTTGTATCCGGCGAGGTCGAGGGGCGTGGTCAGAAGCTCCACCACATCCTCGGTGAGCAACTCCTTGGGGTGCTCCTTATCCTTGAGGTTGTGAATGAGGATGCTTTGATTTGCCAGAAGCGTGATGAGCCATACGATCTCTCCGATGGCCATTTCAAAGTTCTCGGATTTCATCAGCTTCTCACCGAGGTTCTCCAGCCCACCGTAGCGACCGGCGATCTCCTTGGTAGCCTTGGTCGTGAGGAGCAGCGTATATTCCTCATCACCGATGGTGATGACTGCGGTTCTTTCGTTATCCATCATAAGTTACCTCCGTTAAGTGGATTTCTCGGGTGATGCCGCATAGGTCGGCTCGTATACCGTCTTATACCAGTTGGAAATGGTGGCCGCCGTCACGGTGGTATCGCCCTCGGTGACCTCTGCTTTCCAGGGATGCACACCCTTGGCGTCTGGCTTGTTGCGGCGCAGGATGGTGCCTTCAATGGTGGGTGTGGAGAAGGTAATGCTGTCGCCCTTGGTGGCAAGGTTTGTCGCTGGGATACCGAACTTCACACGGTAAAGCCAGAAATACTTGTATTTGCCGTTGGACTTCTTTGCACGGAAGCCCACCGCTACGGGTTCGCCGCCGTCCTCGCTTGCGGAGACGACCACGCCGTTTTTGTCGATGGTCGCACCTGTCAGGTCGGATGCGGCGGTCGCACCGATGTCATCCACGCCGAGTGACAGCGTGCCGCTTTTGAATTCCTTTACGATCTCTGCCGCA